TCTCCCGTGAATGAAGAATCGTAGTCAGGGTTATCTGTAACACCATCAGGTAATTTCACACTAGTGACATCATACATAGATGGTGTTCTAACCATGTTCTCTCTACCAATAACAAACACTGCATCAGGAAATACTAATGAGCCTCCAAACGCAGTGGATAAAGTGTTTCCTGGTATAGTTATAGTGTCACCTGGTTCGTAGGTTAATCCTCCAGACGTTATAATTCCTGGTTCTAGGGTATACTTTCCTGAGCCAACACTTGTTTCCGTAGCATCAACAGTAAAACTTAATGTTCCTGTTCCAGTGCCACTTGTTGTGACTGGGGATGGTGTACCAACACCCACCGTAAAGGTTTGAGGAACTACAGGTGTGGTTATACCAGACATTGTAGAATTAGTCTGTATTTGTAATCGACTATTTACAAACAAGTCTCCATCACCTGAAAGCTTTGTGACTTCTGGTGCAAGGCATGGGTAATACTTCGCTACAGATATGTGGTCCTCAGATGTGTAGTATGGATTTGCAGAACCGTATGGGTTTGCTAACGCTAGGTTTACGTTAATCTTTCTTGGTTGATTTCTGTTGTCAGTGAAGAATAACAGATTCTCTATAAGGTCGATGCCTAAAACCTCGTGCGTGTCGGAGAAGTTTAAGAAGCTACCACCAACCAATACCGTAAAGTCATTCGATATTGTGTTATATACAGCTATGTAATGTGCAGATGCGGCTGGTGCTGGATTTGTTAAAGCTGTGGGGGAAGAGTCTGTGTAGTTAGTTATAAACGCAAACAACCTATCATTAGTGGTGTCTACATAAAAGCCTATAATCTTTAGATTGGAGTCTGTTAAACCAAAATCAGTCAGCTCTATGTTACCAAGAACATTCTCTAACACTCCTGAGTCACCCCCAGCAGAGTCTGTAACCGAAGCATTTCTAGCCTCTATGTATTCTCGGTTAGATATTAATCTTGGGTCTAGGTCTTTATTCATCTTAGCCCCAAGAAAAACATTTTTAGTTTCTGCCATTTAATTCTAGTTTTTAATCATCTTGGACTTACCCCTCATTACCTGAGTAAGTTCTCCTATCTTGAGGTTAGAGAGTCTAATCTTAGCGTTTCTTAACTTAGCGTACCTCTCTTGCTTCCATCTTCTTACGGCATACTCTGGTTGGTTAGACCTTGTTGATAGTATAGAGTATACTAAGTGTGCGTACATTGCATCCTCAGCCATCTTAGGTACCCTAGAGTCCTCGTGATAAGCTAAACCATCGGACACATACTCTATTACAACCAATTGGTTTGCAAGGTTACTTGAGAAGCTAAACGAGTTGGTTCTTTCACTTATACTAAACCAACCATTGCCTTGTGTCAATGTTGGGTCTAACCCGTATCTCTGACCGAAGTATCCACCGTAGCCCCAAGCATAACCCTGACCATATCCCCACCAATCATACCCTTGATTAACTTGGTCTTGAGTGAATATACCTGTGATTTGATTTGTATCGTTGGTCTTCCAATTTTCTTCTGTTTGTGAACTAAGTTGTACGTTAGTCCCGAAACCGTCTTGTACAATCTCACCTGTAGAGTCCTGCTCTGGACTTTGTACTGGGTTGATTGTCAAGTTATTAGCTGGATATACAATATGCTTAACACCTATAGAGTCTATCCAAGACACCCTAACGTAGTTGACATAGTCCTGTGGTAGTGGTAAACTCAGGCTTGATGGCACGGTTAGTTCTATTGAACTTACACTTTTTAGTGTGTCGTATGTGAACTCTTGTAACCCTCGCTTTGCATGGAATATAACATCGGTTCTTTTAACACTAGGTATAAGCTTACCAGCTCCAACGTAAGCGATTAAAAAGTTATTTACGATGTCCCCTAGCTTTATGTATGAATAACCCCCGTAATTAGACTGTACTGCGGTCACGAATAATGCCACCCTTACAAGAATACTTGGACCCAAAGCTACAGGAACAGAGTTTGTACCACTTATTATAGTGTTACTTGTGTTTGTCTTAACTTCTGAGGGTACAGTAACCCATGTCACCCCATTGTCGTTACTTGTCTGTAGGTAATAGTTTCTGTCATACTCACCCACAACACCGTCAGTAAGTTCAGTATTGAAGGTTGTTACAAACTCACTTTGAGTTGTTGCAGCCCCAAGTGTGTAAACCTTCTGGCCAACATAATATTCTTCATTTGTTTCGGTAACTAAACCTCCGTTTGGTGTTGACATATTCTATTAGCTTTTTTCGTTTATCTCTTCTGTTCTAGCCTCTTGTGCAGCAGCTTGAACTATTTGTGGGTCTCTAATCACTACACCGAAGTAGAACAATAGCTTAATTATAAAGTCAGTTTGCTCCGATGGGTGTAGCTCTATGTTTGTTGAGCCGTATGTGCTTCCACTATTAAAGTCAGATGCTTGAAGTGTTATTTGCACTGCTGTGCTTCCACCCCCTAATTGTCCTGCGGTAATCTCTATTACGTCTCCGACTACATATCCTGTACCTGCTGTGGTTACACTCAGCGTTACGTTTGTAGCTGTGGTTACGTTTGCAGATATTACAAGTCCTGTACCAGAACCACCAGTGTATGATGGAGTGTATGTACCGATAGTGCCTCCAGTAAGTCCAGTGGTTATACTGCTTGTTAGTGTGTTTGTACCCGTGTTCAGTAAAGACTCACCATAAACAGTGGAGTCATATATGTACTGACCCAACGAACCAACACTATAACCCCATCTTGGCTCTGTAGGCTTTCTAAGGTAGTTTACAGTGACCCCTGAGCTTATACTGTCTGGTTTGACATACATCCTTTCATTTTCATAAAGATATGTAGGGAAATATTTTGTCGATGCTGTAAGTAATGACTTCTGTATATTGTAAAAGTCATGTCTCTGCAATCTCTGAAGTTCTACTTGATTTCCATTTATACCAGTGTAAACAACTGTACCTAAGCGATATAGGTCAGATGGTAGTGTATAATATGGTGTGGTTGGGGTTGTGGCGTTGTCGTATGTTGCGTCACCGAAAGCTTTGAATATAGAAAGCTTTTCGTCTGTGTTCATTATTCTGTCTGAATAATCAGCGTCTGCCTGTGGAACACGAAGCTGCTGGTTTAGTTCCTCTGCGTAGCTTTCAAACATTTGCAGTTGAACTTGATTGGCTATCTTATTGAACTCATTAGGTGTAACATAACCCCTCTGTTCCTTGTTAAGAATCAGTAATGCGGTTTTATATACCTCGTTAATGTTTATAGCCATATTTATTTTTTATTAATTATAAGGGATAGGCCAGCCTTCTACTGACCTAACCCTATAATATATATTACGTTGTTACATTAGTTTTTTCTCGATAGATGAAAATATTTCCATACCCTCGTCTGTCTTGAAAAATGAAGCCATAGCTGAGTATGGATGCTCCTCAAATGGAACGGTCATTAACTTTCTACCATTACTAGCCCATGTAAACGTACGTTGGTCTTGAGACAGCTTAATGATACCCTGTTCAGCAGCTTTAATCGCAAAGTTTCTAAGCTGAATGTTATCATCTAACGCTAGACTAATAAACAGTCTTGGATTTGTTTTAGCTAGTACCATCAAGTCTCTTCGTATCTCCTTACTTGTCATTTTTGATACGCTAGAACCACTTTCTGCTCTTAGAATTGCTTCAGCATGGTCGATGTCAATCTCCCTTGCTGCTGTCATTGCCTCAAGCTCAGTCTCTAAGTCCTCTAATCCATATTCAGCCTCTTGTATTGGGTCAAACTCATTATAAAGTCTGCCTTTGTGTGGATGATAAATAGATAAAAGTTTTTGTAAACTCTGCTTTTCTTTAGGCACATTTAACACGCCATCCTTAAATACAATATGCTCCATTGTTACAGAGCCGTTTTGCTCATCCACAAAACAGCTTTTTTGATTAGTTGCGTACCGTATTTCCCTTTGAGAGTTTGTCTTAGGGTCAAACCACAGTAGTGGATGCCTTGGTGTGTGTTTACTTGCTAGTGTAAAAGTTAACGGTGACTTACCACCTGCCAAATAATATTGACGGGACTTAATTTCCCACTCATCTTTTTTCTTGGTTTCTTTTACTTCAACTGGTTTAGGAGCTACTGGAGCTTCAATTACAGTTTCATTTTCTTGTACAGTTTCTTGCACAACCTCTTCTACTTGAGGTTTTGTTGTTGTTGTTGTTTTTCTTGGCCTTGCCATGATATAATATAATTAAATAGTTTAAAAAAAAATAAAACTTGAGGCCACATAATGCAGCCCCAAGTTTATAATATTAATGCTTACGCAGTAGCCTTGAACAACACGAAGTTGTTAGCAGCCTGAGTAACCAAACAACGCTCAGAAAGGAAATGAACCTTCATTACGTCTTCTCCTGAAGTAGCAGCACCACCTACAGAACCTGTAATCCAAGACTTCATTCTTCGGTCATCAGCCTCAGATGCACGGTAACGTACATGTAAGAATGGTCTGCGAATGTTAGTACCTAGCATTTGGTCGTAAACAGTAGTTGTTCCAGCAGGAATTAAAACTCCATCGATGTCTTCAGTAAGACCACGAGTAGAAGCATCGTTAAGATATTTCCAGTCAGTCTTGTAGAAGTCATAAGAACCTCTTCGGAATCCAGAGAATCCTAAGTTCAAAGCCATCTCAGAGCTGTTTTCAAATACTCCGTAAGAAGTACCACCAGCACCGTAAGAGTTCTGAGCAGCAAGCATGTCATCCATATCTAAGGAAGTGTTACGATTCAAGAAAAGCATGTTTTCTTCAATAGCACCTTGCTTATCTAGGTTGGCAAGAATCTTGTCAAAGTCAGTTAAACCAGTTGCAGCAGAGAAGTTGTTATAAACATTTCCTCGTGCCTCAATAGCGGCAAACAGACCCTCAGTACCCTTTACGTTTGGAGCAGCGGCTCCTGGAGTAAGTCCACCAGCAGAACGTCCAATAGCAGCAGAACCAGCAGCAGCAAGTTCACCCTCTATGGAAACCATCTCTAGGTAGTCCTGAAAACGTAGACGAGTTTCACCTTCAGCCTTCAAATACCATAGGTATCCAGAAAGTCCAGCCTCATCAGTAACTTCAACCCAACCAATTTGTGCAGCGTCAGAACCTGAAACCTCATACTGGTCTTTGATGATTACTGGGCTGTTGTTGTACTGAGTGAATGATGGTGTAATAGAACCAGCCATAGAGTCAGTACCCTTAGCAAATTCAGAACCATATACAAAGATTTTAATACTTCCTCCAGCTCCTGGCTGTCCAACAGCAGTAGAAACAGCGTTTAAGTTAGCTGCATCATATGGATAAGCATTGAAATCAAAGTTATTACCAGCTCCAGCAGCAGGCTCAGTGTCAACAAAACACTTAACAGACGCTAAACTAACTGTGTTATAAATAACTACAGTAGAACCAGCTCGGATAATAGGTTGAATAGACTCTCCAGCAGAGTTCTCACCAGCTACATCAGAAACTAAAGTTCCTCCAGCAGCAATAGTAATAGCAGAAGCAGTAGTAGCTCCTCCACCACCCATACCACTCTCGAAAGAAAGGTGTAGACGGTTCTGCTCAGACCAAACAACTTGGTCAGAAGTCATTGGCATCTCAGCCCCAACCATACGAAGAAAACCAGAGATTGTACGGTTACCGTAACGCTCTACTTCAGCTTCATAGATTTCAGGTAGATACTGCTGTGCGAAGTCGTTTCCGCTTCCATCAGCAAAGTTTAAATAAGAACCTTGAGTAATACTCTTAAATGGAGTAGGTACCAAGGAAAACGAACCCAACGGGTCGTTAGTTGCAAATTGTCCCATAATTTTTAATTTTTAGGTTTTTTATTAATTTTAAGTTTTGAAGAGTCGATACCGTTGACGGCCTTAACCTTTAACCCATTTATAAACAGACTGTCGTTTGACGTTTGTCTAGGTGCTTCACCTGTTATGTTTTTAGACTTAACAGAAACATCCTTGATAGCGTCAGCCTTACCCTGTTCGTAAAAGTGTGAGGCAATTTTGTCAACATTTTGGGCCGCATACATTGCTTTATGATACTCGTCAAATCTTTTTACATTACCACCTTCATCGAGAAACTTCCCCAATATATTATTAATGCTAGACTGAGTATCAGCAATTGATTCTGGATTACTTACCCCGTATCTAAATTTCTTCTCTCCAACCTTAAAATCAAAACCTTTGAAATCGTTTTGGAAAAAATCTTTAGTTTTAGATTTGAATAAACTTCTAGATTCTTCAGCTTGTTGTTCACTCTCCTTGTAGCGATTAAAAAAGTCCATTGCTTTTCTTTGTTCGTTGGACTGCGTGGGCCTCGACTTGATTTCCTCGTAGTATTTATCCTTCAAATCATTTAGAAATGAATGGGCTTTTGAAACCTCTTCTTTTTGAGCAAGTTTTTTTCTCTTGATGTCTCGCTCATCATCAAGTTCTTCATCGTAATGAAAGTTTTCTTCCATTACAAAATCTATTTCCTCATCGTTAAGATGCGGTTTTGTTTTCTTATAGTACTCTCTTAATAGTGTTTTTTCATCTACGTTCGAGTAGTCTGTGTTTAATCGCACATAGTCCTGTAGGTCACCACCTGTTTCATCAATAAACTTCACAAGCTTATCTACACCCTCTGGTAGATTTATCTTAACCTTGTCTTCTGTTTGTTCAACAACGGGTGCTGCCTCTTCTTTTTTTTCTTCTTTTTCAGTAATCTCTTGTATTACTACTTCTCCTTCTTCTGACTTACCCCCATCATCTGAACTGGTGACTTCTTCGGGAGTGCTTTCAGGTTTTGGTTCGGGTGTTCCTTCCTCCACTTTTTGTACAGGTTTGGTAGGTTTATCCTCATGTACGTCATTTGCGCTTTGCTCTTGAACGGCATTTTCTTTTTCTTTTGGTTCTTCTTTCTTTTTAGAAAGGTCTAACTTAGTTACTGTTTGTTTAGCCTTCTTGGGCTTGACTTTTGACAAGTCTACTTTTGTTTCTGACATAATAATATAATATATAATTGTTTAAAATCACCTCGGCTCAAATTGCTCTAATCCGATACCACCCAACACATCGTTTCCAGAGGACTCAAAATCTGTTGGTAGTAAGTTGTTTTTTCTTTGGTTGATGAGTTCACTCTGCTGAGTACCCTGCATCCTAATTCTTTTATCCTTTCGGTCCTCTATTTCTTGTTCTTTTTGACCCTCAGCATTAGCCCTTACTTGAGCTAACTGCATGTTAAAGTTAAACTCAGCCTGCATCAACTCTCTCTTAATCTCAGCTTCAGCCCTAAGTCTTTGTATCTCAAACTGAGACTTAGCTTGCTCTATGTTAACCTTTTCTTGTGTCAATGCCTGCTGTTTTTGAACCTCAGCAAATGCAGCCTTTTCAGCAGCCTCAGCATTAGCGTTTGCTTGAGCTTGAATGTTTTGTAACTGAGCCTGTCTATCTGCCTCAGCCTTCTTCTTTCTCTTCTGCTTTAGTACCTCGTTAGCAAGCTTGATATTTTGTATCTCTCGAATGTCTATAACATCCTCTATGTCGATGCCTCCAGACTTCAGTGCAATCTGTATGTTTTGCTCAAGCTGTGCTTTTTCTTCATCCTCTGGCTCAAGCTCTAGGTATATACCAAAGTCATGTAGGTGTAACTTACTTATTTCCTGAAGCGTACCTACATTGTATGCGCTTATAGCCTCCTGTAGCGAGTTGTTTGTCAATGCAAACTCAATAGAATCTGCAATCCTTAGAGATATGTTTTCGCACGTTCTAGCGGATAAATAAAGGCTAGACTGTAGTATGTGTCGTGTCGCTACATTTGATGCGTTAGCGGCAAGCTTTTGCAGTCCTACAAGAGTGTCCTCCATAGGTGCGCTACCGTCACGAGCTTCATTAAGCCCTGTGACATCCCTAATCATTTGCAAGTAATACTGATAGGTGTTAATTAATGCTGATAACTTTGCCTGACCATTTGAGGAACTTAGTTCTTGTATAGGAACCTTACCCCTATTCATGTCACCCTCCTGTGTCAGAGACCTACCAAGTATACTACCCGTTTGGAAGTACATGTTCAAAGCCTCTTGGGGATTATAACTTGTACCATTACCGAGGTCCACCTCAGCCAATCCGTCAATGTCTAGATATACACCGTCTGGCACTAGCTTAGACATTACCTGTTGAATCTTCAGGTTAGTGATGTTTATCATGTCAGCAAACCCAGTAATCTTACTTACTGTCGATTCTATCCTACCCTTGTACATTCTAGGTGCGGCAATAGAATAATTCATGCAAACCTTAGTCGTGTCTGATTTAGGTCTTGTCATGTTTTCTGACAGTTTCCAATCAATCATTTGGTCGTAACCAAGAATCTTAGCACCAGTAAACAACAC